AGCATCCTCAGTAGGGCCTATAGCCCCGGATCAACTTTACTCTTTTTCAAGAATAGAGTTGACGACGGTATTCCACCGTCCCCAATCGAGACCGTAGTCTTGCGACTCCGGTTCCGATGTCCACGCAACATTCCAAGAGGAAGTTACGCGGCGTTTCGTCCTGTAGCGAACAGAGTCCACGCGGACTCCTATGCTAGCAGAATGAATCGAACCCTGCAAAAAGCTTATCAATAGCCCGTTTGGGTTATAGATTCGCTTCTTACTCCCTTTTGGCGTCCGTATCCCTTCCTCGGAAATCCGTATTTGGGGAACATGGGGAACACGTAGCCTATATACATAGGCCTGCGTATTCTTATCACGTTCCTTAATATACGTCCTGTCGAAGGGCACGTGTACACCAGAAGAGAAATCCTCCCAAGGTGGCACTGGAAGAAAATCTACTGTTTGAAGTAGACTCCTAACAGTGTTAACTAGAGAGATTCCGGTTTTAGTTGAAAACCGGGTAAGTAGGTTAATTACAGAGTAGCGAGACTCTGGTGTCGTAAGTCTTTTGACATACACACCGCGGATATCCGATCCCAAAAAGAAATCGGATCCGCAAGACTCGCGGAACGGACCTTCAACAAAGGTCTTATCGCTGTTTACCTTGAAACCCATGTAGTTTAAAACGAAGAGGACATCCGAGGTTATTAATCTCGGACATATTATGTCATCTCCGAATACACCCCATGAGTTCCAGGATCCTGTATTCGATCCCGTGATATCACGGAAACGAAGGCAGGCCGCGACTATACAACTGAACAGGATGGTTTGCAAAGGAAACGTATAACCGTTACCCATTGTAGAGACCATGTGAAGCTCAGTCGTACCCAGGCCTTTTATATCAACTGACGGACTTCGGTACTTAACTAACTGACGATAAAAATCGGCAGGTAGAAAGTGCTTAAGCATCCTCAGAGATATGGAATCCGATGCTGAAGACAAGTCTATAGTAGACAAGCCATCAGTAATCGAACCCAACCTGGCGAGAGCTCGGTTACGAAAGGGTTGATCAGTCAGAGAGATACCAAATCTCTCTTTTAATCTATCCTCAAGTAATGCACCGATACCAAGCTGAAAATAAGTATTCAGCGTTGGTTCTATGCATATACACCGAGATATCTCATCGTTCTTCGGAACGAAACTAAGGCGACTGCCTTGCTCTACACGCGGTTCACCGTAATGGCTAAGACGGAACGTTTCCGCCTCTAACCAGTCTGGGAACTTGGCAATGTATGCCCTATAATAAGAATATAGGTTCCGATCAGCCATCGTAAGTGGCGAGGCGAAGAACTTTGTATAAAAGTCCTGGCCTCTAGCGCCAATGTTGGCTCCCGGTCCAATTCTACCTCTTTCGAGGATTTGGAACGGGTGGTCAAAAAGGGCGAAGTCAAAAGGGTATTTATGACCCTCAAGACGCTCTTTACGATACCAAAAGTCATATAGAAACTGCTTTACGGTTCCTATAAGGGTCTCTTGGCCAGAGTTTTGCAACTCGGGTGGATCCCATTCCTTACATGCAAGGTTGCAGGCAAGGAACTTTTCAAGTGCACGCTTATCAGTCTCATCGGTTCTGCCAGTCTCAATTTTCTTGAGAAAGGCGTTTACCAACGAGATAGAGGCTGCGAACTTGAGGGTCACTCCAGGATAGAACTCACCCCCTTCCGAGGGTAAGCCCTGATCCGAGAGCTCGGCTTTAAGGCAATGAAGTAAATCGGCAGGACGAATTGCCATACCGGTATCCTCCAAATAGGATGTTACAAATTAGTCGAACAGACTATCTTCAAGCTTTCCGCTTGAAACCTGATAGTACTGCAAGGATAGAAATAATCCACTGCAGTATGCGAGCGGCCTTCTGCCATTTGGTAGTTGGCTCGTCGCATTCAACGGGTTCCATTTACAGAACTCCAGTGAGAAGCGTATCAGCCAAATCTTGGCATTCCTCGTTGAGGAGACCAACAAAAAAGCTGACAGCGGCTTTCACATTATCAGGATTGTAACTGTCCATCCCAGCAGGCACGTCAATCGTTAAACGAATAACGAGCGTTACTGGGACACCAGAAGCAGCATCACCGCCCTTGCGGACGATTAGCTTATACTGGTTATTGGGGATGCTTCCTCTCGCTCCCGTAACTGGATTCGGAGCAGGCAGTTGTTTTAAAACTGACGGCTTGAAAAAAGTTTCGGTAAACGGGATGGAAACCGAGTTAGCTACAGCAGATCCCTGTGTGCCGCCAAGGGCGGACACAGTTTTCTGTTTGGCATTACTCGCCGGTGCCACATCATCTACCGTTGTATAGGTCGGTGATGTGAAACTGGTAATAGTCCCACCAGTGATACTTGAGTCAGGTGACCAACTCATTATAGCTCCAAAAGGGGCAAATAGTGTGGATGGGCACTACAAACTAGGAAGAAAACCTCCCTTGTAAGTAGCGTTGGGTACTCTTACTCGATGCGAACAGAGCTGCGATATTGAGCCACTGAAGGCCCAAACCCGGGATAGTAAATACCAAAGGTGGTACTAACGAACCCGTGTAATTTTCGCGAGTTTTCTGCTCATACTTATAAGAGAATTTCGTCCCAGGGTCGTAAGAAAACGATATAGGTTCCCACAGACCAGGATCTAAGATCTGGCGAAAATCGTAAACATCGACGGTTGTTTCAACCGATCTTTGCGTACCTTTTTCAATCCAGTCGAAGTCTGCCTGTTGAACCGTTAACGCTTCTATTATATTACCAATATTGGTAAAATAATCTACGACGAAAGAGTACGGGATAAGCTCCCAGATAGCTGGTGCAAAATCCCCCCAAGTAAGGCCAAAAGCGTCTAAGAATGGCGGGTAAGTCGGGGGAGTATGAGAAATACTCCCCGAATACTTAACACGACATTCAGAAACGAATAGCCCGCGTTGGGAATAATGGATGTCAACTGCGTCTACGCTACCTACAGGACCCGGCACGCTCGACCCGTCAAACCACTTATCGTAAATATACTCATTTGGAGTATACCCGTTAAGTGTGACAGATAAAGCTTCTGCCGCTCCTTTGATATCGTAGTACAGCGGTTTCCACCCAAAAGCGTACTCTAACCAAGTATCAGAAATAACACGCTTGGCATCAGGAGGTTTCAATCTAGGACCCTTCGTCCGTTTCCTAACGGCACGTAAGTAATCCCAGATACCTCCAAATAATGCTTTTGCGGGACTTCTGAGCATTCTCAATGTTTCACCGAGTTCTCCAAACGCAACAAGACTTTGAATCTTGGTACGGGCTTGGTAGGCTCTATGAGTGAAACGAGAAAGCGCCTGAGCATTTACGCGGCTGAGCATCGAGACATCAGGTAGCTGACCGGATACATATCCGACAGCCCCCAATGACCCTTTAACCTCAACTGTACGTATTCGGTAGACACCAGGTGCGAGCAGACGTCTCTGTACAGAGATTATCTGACCGTCCCCGGAGGCTCCCTTAACAACAGTTCTACTGCCAGTCAATGAAGTTGTAGTTGGATCGCGACGAGCTAGTCTCTTACGCCAGTCAGGCCAGTTAGGTCCGAAGGTAACAGAGTCATCCCATTCGTAAATGGAATCACCCTGAACCGGGACCCAACCACCTGCACCAGT